TTTGGAGCCAGAAAGTTCGTGTCAGGTACGTTGAACTCCGTCACTATCGCTGGCAACACAATGACAGAGGCGGCGAATGTCTCATCACCGGGGTGGTCGAAGACAGCCGGTATCTTCTGGTACAACCTGACCTCTGGAACGACTGCCGATATCGTTGTGTCTTTCAGCGGTAATCAGTTCTCTTCAGGTATCGACGTATTCACCATGAACCTATCTGGCGACCCTACGACGATTGACAGCGTTGGTGCTTGGATGGTTGACCCTGCTGACAACACGGAAACCGGACTGAACATCAATACAGAGGCTATTTGTACAATTCTAGCCTACGGTTCAAACGCTGACGACACGCACAACCCCCACACATGGGTTGGTGCCACCGAGCAGTTCGACTATTTCGCGAGTACTGAGGGTGTTACTTGTGCAATAAACGATGAGCCGGGGGCCAGCACTCCCCACACGCTGAAGGTCACAGCCGACAACGGTATGCCGACGACCAATGAAGCGTATGTAGCGTGGTCTTTTAAGGAATAAAACCATATACAAACGAAGGAAACTCAATGGACTCCGCAGAAGAGATAAGAATACGGGCTGAAAACGATCTGGAGTTCTTTATCTCTCTCGTAGCTCCAACACAGGTACTAGGTGATTGCCACAGGGAAGCACTAGAATGGTGGCAGCGTGAGGACGCTAAGGCCTTCCAGCTGCTCCTGTTCCCACGAGATCATGGTAAGTCACGTCTGGTAGCCTACAGGGTCGCACAGGCCCTAGCAAAGGACCCTACGCTCCGTGTGTTGTACATTTCAGCCACAGCCAACTTGGCAGAGAAGCAGCTAGGGTTCATCAAGGGGTTGATCGACAATCCTATATTCAAACGCTACTGGCCTGAGCACCTTCATGTTGAAGAGGGCAAACGTACTAAGTGGACAAACACAGAGATCGGGCTTGACCACCCACTACGTAAAAAGGAAAACATCCGTGAACCTGCTGTCTTCACCGGAGGGCTTACAACTAGTCTCACTGGTCTTCACTGTGATATTGCTGTCCTTGACGATATCGTTGTAGCAGAGAACGCACTGACCCAAGAGGGACGTACCAAGGTATCATCCCAGTATTCCCTGTTGGCCTCTATCGAAGGAGCTGACGCACAGGAGTGGGTTGTTGGTACACGTTACCATTCGAAAGACTTGTACAACAGCCTCATGGAAATGCGTGAGACAATCTTTAACAAAGAAGGCGAACAAGTGGGCGAAGAGCCTATCTACGAAGTATTCGAGCGCCCTGTTGAGGACCTAGGGGATGGCACAGGCCAGTTCTTGTGGCCTCGTCAGCAGCGTCGGGATGGCAAGTGGTTCGGGTTTGACATCCAGACCCTAGCAAAGAAGCGAGGTAAGTATCTCGACAGGGCGCAGTTCAGGGCACAGTATTACAATGACCCATCTGACCCTGATAACGTCCCTGTAGGCCGTAACAAGATTCAGTACTACGACAGGAAGCACTTGGTACTAGAAGGCTCCTACTGGTACTACAGAGGCAGTAAACTTAATGTGTATGCTGCAATCGACTTCGCGTTCTCACTAAGCACCAAGGCTGACTACACGGCTCTGGTGACCATTGGAGTTGACGCTGAGAACAACGTATATGTCATGGATATCGACAGGTTCCGTACGGACAGGATATCAGACTACTTTGAACATATCTTCGATGCTCACACCAAGTGGTTCTTTCGTAAGATGAGAGCTGAGGTAACTGTAGCCCAGATGGCTATTGTGAAACAACTCAAGGAACAGGTGAAGACACATGGGCTATCTCTTGCTATTGAAGAATACCGACCTAATAAGCAACAGGGTAACAAAGAAGAGCGCATCAGCTCAATCTTGGAACCTAGGTATGACAACCTTCAAATGTGGCATTATCGCGGCGGCAATACTCAGTATCTGGAAGATGAGTTGAGTATGCGTAACCCACCTCACGATGACGTGAAAGACGCACTGGCCTCTGCTGTTGACATGGCAATCAGGCCAACAAGGTCCTTAGGACGTGAACGGAAATCAAACATTGTGTGGGCTAACTCTAAATTCCGCGCAGGGAGCAGATAATGACAACGACAATTGATGTAGAACACCTTCTGTCCCCAGACCAACTGGCGGTAGAGGTTGGCAACCAGTGGGTAGAGTGGCGTATGTTACGTCAGAACTGGACTGACCAGACCAAGGAAATCCGTAACTACGTATATGCTACGGACACCACAAGCACAGCTAACGCTATCTTGCCTTGGTCTAACACAACCACTACACCAAAGCTCACACAGATCGCTGACAACCTACATGCGAACTATACGGCAACCCTGTTCCCTCAGGCCAACTGGGTACGATGGACAGCCTCTTCAATGGAGGATGCCAAAGAGTTCAAAGCCAAACGTATCAAAGGATACATGGGCACCAAGATCAAGCAGTCCAAGTTCGTACAGACGCACCATGAGCTGCTGAGAGACTACATCCTGTATGGCAATGCTTTCTCAATGATCAAGTGGGTAGACGACTACAGTGTTATGGAGAATGGTGAAGTACACCAGCGGTACAAGGGTCCTATGCTCTGTCGTATCAGCCCATATGACATTATGTTTAACCCTGCTGCCACCAGCTTCATTGATAGCCCAAAGATCATCCGGTCACTCAAGACCCTTGGTGAACTGAAGAGAGAGGCTGACCACAACGGTAACCTTGTCTTCAAGGAAGCCTTTGAGAAAACAATGTCTGCACGGGCGCACGTACGCTCTACAGATGCTCACTATGAGAAAGGTGAGGGCTTCACAGCTGATGGCTTCTCCAACATCCAGCAGTACTACAACAGTGACTACGTTGAGGTGCTGACGTTCTACGGTGATATGTACAACAAGGAAAACGGTGAGTTCCTTACTGACCGTAAGATCACGATCATTGACCGTGCGTATGTTGTAGGAAATGAAGAGAATCCATCGTGGCACGGTAGAGCACCTATTCACCACGTAGGGTGGCGTGAGCGTCCTGACAACCTTATTGCAATGGGGCCACTGGATAACCTGATTGGTCTCCAGTACCGCATTGATCACCTTGAGAACCTGAAGGCTGACGTGTTCGACCAGATCGCGTATCCTGTCCTGAAGATCAAGGGTGACATAGAGGACTTCGACTTTGAGCCGGGAGCACGTATCTACCTAGGTGAAGAGGGTGACGTTGCTTACCTTCAGCCAGATGCTACAGCTCTACAGGCTGACATGCAGATCAACCAGATACAGCAGTTGATGGAAGAGCTGGCAGGTGCACCTAAGCAAGCTATGGGTATCCGTACCCCCGGTGAGAAAACAGCTTTCGAAGTGCAGTCACTGCAGAACAGTGCAAGTCGTATCTTCGAACACAAGACTGCTCACTATGAGCGGGTGTTCATTGAGGTACAGCTGAATGACATGTTGGCTATGGCTGCCCGTTTGCTTGATACTGAAGACATGATTGAGGTTGTCGATGAAGACAGCGGAGCACAAGTCTTCCAGCGTATCACCAAAGAGGACATCATTGGCAAGGGTTCAATTGAGCCTATGGGTGCACGTCACTTCGCTGAGAGAGCACGTAGAGTCCAGCAGCTACAACAGTTGTGGCAGATCAAGGCGAATGACCCCACAGTGGCTGTTCACTTGTCTGGTAAAGAGTTTGCACGTCTGATGGCACATGAACTTGGGGAAGAAGATTTGTTCCAAGAGAATGTTGCTATATCTGAACAAGCAGCTGCACAGAAGTTTGGTCAGGAGCTTGCTCTGGTTCATGAAGAACAAGGCCAGATGGCAATGGAGGAGGGCATCTAATGAAGATGTGCTGGCTGAAAGGCCACAAGACTTCACAAGAACAAAAGGAGAAGCGTAAGGCTCAGGTTCTGTCCTACCGTAACGCTTTTGACGACCTCAAGGAAGTCCTCCTAGATCAATTCGCCAAGCAGGAGGCTGTACGTGAGTATGGCCCCGGTTGGGAATATAAGCAGATCGCTGCGAATGAGTACAACCGTGCTCTCAGCGACATCCTAGAAACTATAGACCTTAACCAAAAGGACAAGTAATGTCAGTATTTGACGAACAAGCGGCAACCCCCGCGCAAGAAGAGACTACACAGACCCCAGAGGCTGGTGCGACCACCGAAACCACGTCGTACATTGAGCAACTGGTTAAAGACCGTGGAGAGACTTGGAATGACCCAGAGGTTATTGCCAAGGGGAAGATTGAAGCCGATACCCATATTGCGTCCCTAGAGACACAGTTGGCAGAGCTTCGTCAAGACCTAGCTAAGCAAGACTATGCTGCCAAGCTACTCGAAACTCTTGGGAACAAGGACCCTGCACCCGCACAGGAAACACCCCAAGCAGCGTCACCTAATAATAGCGGCACTAATTCTGACGATACCAGTCAGCCCATTAGTGAGGACGACTTGAAGACCCTTGTTGAAGACGCACTAACTAAGCGAGAGAAAGATGCTACCGTTAGTCAGAACATTACATCAGTTGACAAGTCGTTGGCTGATAAATATGGAGCTGAAGCTAATAACATCGTGAAGCAAAAAGCCGCAGAACTTGGATTGCCGTTGACCCGTATGCAGGAGTTAGCCGCCGAGAGTCCTACCGCCTTCATGGCCCTTATTGGTGAAGCGCAGACTACCAAGGTCGATATGACCTCTGGAAGCATTCGTACCGAAGCAGCTGGTGCACAAACCACAGGTCAGAGAGATTGGAAATACTACCAAGACCTCCGACGTAAAGACCGTTCCTTATACTACAACCCCAAGACACAACAACAGATGGCTGAAGACCGTCAGAAACTTGGGTCTAGGTTCGGTATGTCCTAAACTTTAACATGGAGTTAAAATAATGTCTGGTATGAACACTACCAATAGTGCTCTCTTGATTCGCGACGAAATCTGGAGTGCTGAACTTAAAGAAATCCTGCGCGACGAAATGTTTGCACAGAAATATGTACGTATGCTCGACGGCTTCCCTGACGGCGATACGTTCACCATCCCTTCCATTGGTCAGGCGCAAGTCGATGACTACTCCGAAGATACTGCTGTCCAGTACCGTCCTCTTGACACTGGTGAGTTCCAGTTCACGATTGACGAATATCTGTCCAGCGCAACCTACATCACAAAGAAAGCTAAGCAGGATTCATTCTACATGAACCAGCTGGTCTCTCGTTTTGTCCCTGAGATGGAACGTGCGATTATGGCTCACTTTGAGACCACGACTCTGGCTACCCCTGAAGTTGGCGTATCTGCTAACTCCAATGAAGCAATTGATGGTGTTGAACACCGTTGGGCTGCTGGTGGTACAGGTGCTGTCATCGACGTCGAAGACTTCGCCCGTGCACGTTACGCTTTGAAGAAAGCTAATGTTCCAGACCGTAACTTGGTTGCTATTGTTGACCCATCCGTTGAGTTCACCCTGAACACCCTGACCAACTTGGTTAGTGTTTCGGACAACCCACGTTGGGAAGGCATCGTATCTGACGGTATTGCTTCTGGCATGACCTTCTTGAAGAACGTATATGGCTTCGACGTTTATTCTTCGAACTACCTGAAGGATATCACGGACGCTGCTCTGCCTACCGCTGCTGACGCAGCCGTGGACTTCAGCTCCGTCAACGGTAAGGCTAACTTGTTCTTCTCTGCTGACATGACTGCTAACCCATTCGTGGGCGCATGGCGTCAGGAGCCTGATGTCGATTATGACTACAACAAGGACTTCCAGCGGGACGAATACGTCATGACTGCACGTTACGGCGTGAAGTTGTATCGCCCTGAAAACATGGTTCGTGTTGTTTCTAAAACAAACGTATAATTTGACATAGAAGGAGAATATTATGTCTTGGACTAATGCTGACGGCTTGACCGTTCTCATGCACGAAGAACAGGGTAACGTACGGGAAGGTGGCGCATCTGCTGTTTCCCCTATGAAGCACCTGATTATCGATCTGGACCTCACTGAAGACCGTGCGGTACAGGCTAACGACGCTGCTATTCCAGCTGGCTCGTGGATTAAGTCTGCCTCTTTGGTAGTCACCACTGCTGCTGCTGGTGGTACGTCCATCAACTTCGGTCTGGCTGATGCAGCTGGTGCCGCTATTGATGCAGACGGTATCGATGCCGCTGTAGCTACTGCGGAACTTGCTGATAACCTTGCTGTCCCTTGTGATGGCGCTCTGGTTGGCGGGACTGCTGGTGTCGGCGCTGTTGATGCTTACGTGACCACTGCCAACACTG